TAACTGCTGGTTGACTCATTATGGTTGTCCTCCGTTAATTAAATTAAATCCGTTTATATCAATGTAAATTGTTTGTGGTTGCCCACCATCAATCAAATTGTATTGCGGACAAGGGGTTGATATTGGTGACAAAGTTTTAATTATAGCAGTTGCGTTTATTTTATTTTTAATTGTCGCAGATGCTACAATACTAAACTTGATAATAGCAGTAGCAGTATATTTCATATTGGGCTTACTCCTTCAAAAATGCTTCGTTTAACTTCTTCAAGTTCTATATCTGTATCAATGCAAACTTGTAAATTACCTTCGAATAAAGGATTAGTAAAAGAAACTACAACTTCAACATTCGCCATTTTTTCTAATGCAGTTAAACTTTCATTGACTGATAACGCAACCGATACAACACCACCAATAGCATTTGTTATAACCACATCACCAAATCCTTCTGCAGTTTTATCTATTAAACTCCATTTATCAATTATTCTATTTCCCTTTCCGTATAGTGCAACAAGAATACCTGTTGCATCTGTCAAGTCAACTGCATCACCATTCTCATCTTTAATAGTGATTTCAATTTCGTATGTTGCACCTCTTATCATTCTTTTATTTCTCCTTCTTGTTTTAATATGTTATGAGACCAGCTCTTTGCAGATAGTCCACCCCAAAGTAAATATGAAATTGTTCCACAAGCCTTCGTATCATTCGGGTCGTAATATGTTTCAGCACGACTTAAATAACTATACATTCTTTTTACTGTTGATAAACTTACAGGTTCACCTTTTGACAAAGTGACTGCACGAACTTTTCCAACTTGTGTAGCACATTTATTATTAACTTTTTTATTCAACTCAATTCCTCTCTTTGCATTATTGCTAATTGACTTTGGATAATTGCTAAATGTTTTTTCAGCAAAGTGTTTTTTCTTTGCTAATACCCAGCTACTATTAACTGAATAACCTAATTTGATTAATCTTTCAAGTTCAGTTTCAAAGTCCATTATGCAATCTTATTAATGTATGTTACATTCCATAAATCAATTCCACCAATATTTATTTTTTCTAAAACGGCATAATCATTTGTATCTGTGTACAAATCAATGTTACCACTATAATCTGTACTAACTAAATTATTATTTGTTGCTCCACTTAAAGCATAAATCTTTAATGTTAGTGATTGGTGTGCAGTAATTGGTTTAATGATTATTGGGCAATAATAATTTGCTTTTAATAAAACTTCTATCATATCACCATTACAATCCATTTCAAATACTCCATAAATGTCTGCATAGTTTAGTAAACTATCCAAGTCAATAGTTACACCCAATCCTGTAATATCAATTTGTGCAGTAATATTACTACCCTGTTCATTCATATAACCACCATTTACTGATGTATTAGCATCAACATTCAAACTTGTATTAACTGCAAATGATATTTTTAAGTTTGCTAATGTTCCAATAAAATCACCATTAAGAATATTTAAGGTTACATTCTGTAATTGATTACCAAATATATCTCCATTAAAAAATTCATCACAAGTTATTGCTGACTTTACTAAATAATTTGAGCCAATACTATTCGGACTATAACCACCTTTTGAATTGATATAACTTCCACTAATTAATTTATTTGAATAAACACCATTTGCATTTCCAAACATATTATTCCAATAGGAAGTAGTATCAATATCATTATTATAATTTACTGATGTGCTTACTATATTCCCATTCTCAAAATCATTACCACCAAAAGTATTATTGTTCTTATCAATTATTTTACCAAAATAAAATACTCCGTTGTTATCAATGAAATCTACATCATAAAATCTTGTTGAATAGTAAGCAGGGAAACTTGTTGGAGATTTCAACTGCCAACTTGCAACATCATTATTCGGTGTATCTCCGTTTGAAGTTGCATCAATACATTCGTAAACAAACAAACCATAACCAACTTTGTCATTTATAACATAAGGTGTTGTATAATCATAAACAGAGAATGTATCATACTTCGGTGCTACAAATGAAATAAAACCACGATTGCTATATTGATTTGTACTAATTGTTCTAATGTATAATTTGATACTTGAATTAACATAAGTAGAATTATCTAAATAAGAATTCGTATCTGTTATGCAATACAACCTATTTACTTTTAATGTTGATGTATTTACCAAAGTCGTAAAAGCAGAATAGGTAACATTGATAACTTGATAATTAATTATGTTAGCAAGGTCTGTTGCACTTACCTGCGAAGCACTACCAAAAGCAAGGTAGCTATCTTTATTCTGCTGATGTGCTAATGCACCTGTTGAAGTCAGTTGCCATTTTGTAGGGTCTGTATCGGGAAGAACACCAGTCGTTGAAGTTGCCGAAATATGAACATATACATTACCATTATAAGAAACATATTCTGTTCCTGTGTAAGTTGTTCCAATATTGAATGGTGCAATCCCACTAACATCACTCAATGATGCAATAGCATCGTAAATTTCAATGAAGTTACCATCGAGTTCTGTATATGTTAATTCACTACCTTTTGTTGTTAAAGGGGAATGAGTACTACTGCGTAAAATTATATCTTGTATTGCCATTGTTTTATATTCTACTTGCTGAATTTAATTTATGAATTAATCTACCTTGTGGCTTTAAATGACAATCAGTTTGAAATAAAGTATAAGTTTCAAGATTGTTCTTAATGTATTCTATGCACTCATTCAAATATGCAGTTGCTTCACTTCTTTTTGCACTTGCTATTGATTGAATAATTGATGCATCTGCTTTCTCAGAATATTCATTAGTCTTTGCTACCATACCAAAAGGTGTATCAACTGCATTCTTGCTAAACATATACCTTGCATAAGTATAACAACTGATTGATGCTTTCAAACCTTGAAAAGTAACTACATAATTATTTTGATTTGTATAAGTTCCTCCTTCTAAAAGTGTTTTATACTTATCATCTAACTTGTTTGCTACTAAATCTGTGTATAAAGCATTACCAATTGCAGGTTTGATATCTACTAATTGCGAAGCAAGTATATGAGGTTGTAACATTTCTTCCTCTCTGCTATGTATTGCGACTTGACAATAAGGAGTCATATCGTTACGATTGATTAATAGTGTTATTTGCTCTGACATTATTGTAAAATTGTGTTAGGTATTGTTGTTCCATTTACCATTGCACTTGCAAGTTGATAATCTATTCCATAAACAATAACAAGAAAATTAATTTTCTGTTGTGGTGTTAATGTAGTATCTATAATTGTATTTTGTAATGCAGTTAATTTACCAACTTCTATTGTTTCTGAAAGTGATTTTGTCTTTTTTTCTTCTGTTAATCCTGTAATTGGAATAATTGTGTAGTCATCTGTTGTAGATGGATTTCCTTGAAACCAATTAACTAAAATATTTTTGAAAACTATACCAACTTTTTCTCTTTCATCAGAAGTTCTTTCATCATAAACAACTTTACCCTCTTCAATCTCCTTTGTTAAACCTAAACTTCCACTAACTGAAATTGAGTGTAATGCTTTTGGTTGACCATAACTACGAATAATATTTTCAACGACAGTCGTTTCTGTTAATTCGTAAACTTTATCGTTATCTTGCTTTTCTATTTTTATTAATTCGGGTTTACTATTAGGTGTTGGACATTCAACTACTACAACTTTATGTGAATTATCTACTCCTTGAAATGAATTTACTGCTTCTACATAGTCGTTCTTTTCATATTCATCTGCAAATTCACCATTAAAAATCCAAAAGTAATTAGCCATAAAATCTGTGCTTATACCTCTGAACTTCCACATTTTAATTCCTGCATCAGTAAGTACATCTTCAAAGACTGGGTCGCATACAGCAGGTGGATAAATACAATGTCCTTTTTCAGAATAATAAAACACTTGTCCTTTCCAATTTTCAAAACCTCCTGCCTTATTAATTTGTGCATATATAGTTTCTGTATCGTCAGAATACAAATCAACTTCTATCAAAAGTTTTTTATCAAATGCTTTTCCACTTTCCCTCCCCCAATCACTATGAATTTTAACACTTGTAACATTACCCATATCATCTGGTAGTGATAAACGAATAAATTCAAAAGGAATATGTTTAATACTCATTGGTTGCAGTAAAGCATTGTAAGTAATATGAAAAGCAAATCCAAGATACATTGCTCTATCATAACAAATCAACTTATGAATTTCACCAAGTGTTTGTCCTTTTTCATTAACAACTAACTTTTCAAGTGCTTCATCTTTATAACCACGACCTCGCAAATGTTTAGCAAAAAGATTAGTGCAAGAAGTACCTGTACCACTTGAATTGATTGCATTCCTTACTCTTTGTGGATAAAGATTATCAATATCATACATTTGAACACCAAGCGACTTATCATCACGATTATAAACTCGTTTAGTTGCAAATGATGGTACTGCTATTTTAGAATTGTTCGACATTTTACAATGCAGTTAAAGTTTCAACTTTTTTTTTACGACCTTTCTTTCCTGTCTTTAATTCAGAAATTGCATTTATTGTAATTGGTTGTGATGCTATCTCAATAACATCAAACAATTCACTATGCTTACCATTTTCTGCTATTAGTTTTTCAGCAATCAAATCTGTTAAATTATGTTTAGTTATCATCATCTTTAATGATGTACTATATAACCTTACATCTTTTTTGAATTTGTATTTTGTTTCCGCAACATTACCATTCAATTCAGAATTTTCATCTTGCTTTTCTACTTCTTTTTTTAATCTCATTAAAGCCATACCTATATCGTTTGAACAACCTTTACAAAAATTTATTGTCTTGTAAATAATCGTGTAGTAATTATCAAATATATCTTGTGTTTGTTGGTCTATTAAGTATTGCTCAACAGACATTGAGTTTAAGAACTCTTTTACTTCTTTTACATTAGCCATATCACAAATGTAATAAAAAAAGGTAGGGCATTATACCCTACCCTTTTCAAATCTAACAATAAACAACGATTAACAATCCCACAGAGTACAAATCAATGTTTCTGTTGTCGCCAAATCAGTATCGAATAAAGTTACAGGAGGTTTACTCTCACGAGCATATTCCTGTGTCTTCAATGAAATTTTAAATGCACCAAGATTTTCTGTATCGTTCGGATTGCGTTCCATTGATTCTGCTTTAAGACCAGCACCTGCTCCATAGATTTCATATTTTGTATCTCCTGTTGAAGAAACATAATTATTTTCTACGATTGCAACGAAGTTGCCATCTTTCATATTCAAGATTTCCTTTTTGATTGAAGGTGCAATATTGAAAATTAAGAAACCAAGTGTATGTTCATATTGATTAATGTATTTACCTTTTACCATTGCAAATAATGGTTCAGTAGATTGCAACTGACCTTCAAATTTGTAGAAGAATTTTCCTGCTTTCATTGTTACATCTGTTGCTAACATTGGATTGCTTACATCATAAGTAATAGAAGCAATATCATCTTTGTTTGCAAGGTAGAATGTTGCAACAACACCTGCTACTAATGGGTCGCTACAATTCAAAGATAGTCCACTTGCAATAGCACCACAAGTCATAGCCATTTCTTTTTTATCTTTTGGAGAATATCCATAAGACAAAACTAAACCACCGATAAATGATACTGATGCAACTGCATAACTCAATGTAGTATCTTCGCCACCAACAAGCGAACCGAATACGATTGCAAATGCTAATGATGTTATCAGCATATACAATACTTGTAATTTATTTGTTTTCATTTTATATACCTCCGATTTTTTAGTAAGCCAATTGAATCATATTATTAAGACCGATTTTTGCATCAATCATTGCACCAAATTTAGCATACATCTTTTCATCATCTTTTGAGTACCAAGCATCAAGTTCAGTTAATGAACCTGTTGTTTCAACTCCTAACAATAAGTTAGATTTTGTTGTAAGCATAATTCTGTGAGGTAATGTTGATTTTACAGGTGTTGCATCATCACCAAAGTAAGAAGCAATCATTCTATCCCATAACTGAATTGGTAATACTTGAATACCATTCCAAGTTAATCCGCTAATTCCTTGCTCTTGTCTGTTATAAGGAAGGTCAATTGAACCAACTGATTTTCTTTCTTTTTCTAACTGGTCATAAACAGATTGAGTAACATAGTATGCTAACTCACCTTTACCCATTCCACGCAGACGCATATCAGCATCGTACCATACTTGGTCAAGTGCATTACCTACAACCTTGTTAGTTGTTGCAGTAGCATCAAACTTTTGTAGTGCATAACTCGCATTACCATTGTAAGTTGCTAAATCAGTACTTGACAATTTAGTTGCATCAGCAGTTACGATATCAAATGCTTGAGCCCAAATTCCATCAATAGCATTGAAGAATGCAACTTGTCCTGCTGACAAATTATTTCCTGTTCCTGCTACGATACCTTTATCTCCGAACCAAAAATATCTTTGCATTACTTCTGCTAACATATCTTGTAATTGTTCAAGAATAAAGGCAGCGACTTCTGTATTCGTGAAGTCAGATTTGCTTACTCCTGCATTCAACATCCATTGTGTGAATGTAGCCATAAATGTTTGGTAACATTCTGCATATCGGTCTCCGATATATTTCGGTTGCCAAGTTTTTTCAATCGTATTAAAACCCCAAGTTGAGTTTGTTGGAGTTGGACAAGCAGTAACATTCTTACCACTTAATCCTGTGTGTCTTTGAAACACGATTAATTGTTTGTCAGCCTTGATATCTTGTTGTACCGTAACTAACGAAGTTAATACTGGGTCGTTAAAGAACCCTTCAAATAATGTTTCACTCATCGACTCAACCTGCTTGGTCAA